ATATAGTGAGGCAAAAATGAGCGAAAACTATTATGAATATATCACAAAAGAAGGGGATCGCTGGGATTTAATCGCAAATATTTACTATGGTGATCCTATGAAGTACGAGCCTATAATTGCAGCAAATCATGAAGTGCCCATATACCCCATACTGCCAGCAGGCATTAAGCTTATTATTCCTGTAATCGAAGTAAATAATACTATTGAGGAGCTACCGCCGTGGAAAAGGTAAGGCGACCGGTATTTTTTATAGAGTATGAGAAAAAAGATATAACCGCATATATATCGCCTTTTACCCTCTCTGTCACATATACTGACTATGTTCATGGCAAATCTGACGAAATTGAGCTCAAGCTTGAAGACAGAAAGCACCTCTGGAAGTCTTCCTGGTATCCACAAAAGGGTGATCTGATATCTCTAAAAATTGGCTATGAAGGAGAGCCACTTCTTCCCTGTGGCTCTTTTGAAATAGATGAGATAGAACTTTCAGCACCACCCGATGTTGTAAGCCTAAAAGGACTTTCAACAAATATCAAAAAGGCATTAAGGCAGGACAATACTAAGGCATACGAAAATAAAACTCTCAAGCAGATTGCTGAAGAGATAGCCAAAAAACATGGGTTTGAACTTGTTGGCGAAATAAAAGAGATTAAACTTAAACGCATCACACAGAAGCAAGAGCGTGACTTGAGTTTTCTTAAACGACTTGCAGAAGATTATGGCTATATCTTTAAAGTCGCTGATGGAAAATTAGTTTTCTATGAGATTGGTAAGCTTGAATCTGAAAATACAGTATTTGTGATAGACAGAAAAAACATGATTTCTTTTTCTTTCAGAGACAAAACCTGTGAAACTTATAAAGCCTGTGAGGTTTCCTATCACGAACCTAAGACAAAAAAATTGATTATTCATACAGAAAAAGCTGATGGAGTTGTGAAAGGCGACATTCTCAAAATAAATGAGAGGTGCGAAAACAAAGAACAGGCAATTGCTAAAGCGAAAGCACATCTCAAGAACAAAAACAAACTTCAAACAGAAGGGACAATTACACTCATTGGTAATCAAAAACTTTGCGCTGGGCTTAACATAGAAGTGACAGGACTATATGTTCTGAATGGGAAGTATCATATTGAAACCGCTAAACATACAATAGACAGGTCCTCAGGATATAGAACAGAGCTGGAGGTACGGCGTGTATAGAGTAGGCATTGTTGTAGCAATAGACGAAAAAAAAGCAATGGCAAGGGTTAGATGGACAGATATAGATGGCGAGGTTTCCTATTGGTTCCCTGTCATGCAGAAAAAGACATTAAAGGATAAAGAATACTGGTTACCCGAGATTAATGAACATGTTGTATGTCTGATAGATGACAATGCAGAAGAAGGCATAATTCTTGGGGCTATATATTCTGATGCAGATACCCCACCGGTGCAGGAGAAAGAAAAAAAACACATAAAATTTGAAGATGGTACTGAGATAGAATATGACAAGTCCAGTCATAAATATAGAGTCTATGTCTCTGATGGAGAGATTGAATTAATAGCAAAGAAAAAAGTGATAATCAAATCCCCGATTATTCGTATGCTTGGATTTTCACCATCTGATATAGCATTTGAAGGTGATTTTCGCATAATTGGGAATGTATATGTTGAAGGAAATATTCATGCCACTGGAACAATCATTGATGAAGGTGGCAATACAAACCATCATAATCATTGAGGTGAGAAATGAAAACAATTGACCAGATATCCGCAGTTGACTGGCAACTAAAACTTGGCGATATTGGAGAGGTCGTTGAAGACATTGCTGATATAAATCAATGCATTCGTATCATTCTTTCTACCCCCAAAGGGTCTGATCCACACAGACCAGAGTTTGGATCTGATGTATGGAAATATATAGATTACCCAATTAAGGAGGCAATCCCAAATATAATCCGTGAGGCAATAGATGCTATAAATGCATGGGAACCACGTATTCGCATAAAAAACATTCGTGCAGAAGTGATTGAGTCTCAGGTGAGATTACGCATAGAATGGACTCACAAAGAGACAGAACAAACACAATCAATGGAGGTGATAGTATGAGCCTTCCTGAACCAAATTTCATAGAAAGAGATGCGGAAAAAATCACACAGGAATTAATCAGGCAATATGAAACCCTGACAGGTAAAACATTATACCCTGCTCAGGTAGAACGCTTACTTATTGACTTGATTGCATACAGGGAGATGCTTTTGAGGATTGGCATCCAGGAAGCAGCAAAACAGAATTTGCTTGCCTATGCCCGTTTCCCGATGCTTGATTATCTTGGCGAACTTCTTGGCGTCTACAGGCTTTCTGCTCAACCTGCAAGGACAACTCTCAGGTTTACTCTTACTGAGAGCCAAAGTTTTGACATGCTGATCCCAAAAGGAACTCAGGTTGAGACAAAAGACGGAAAATATATTTTTGAAACTGATACAGATGCAACAATTCCTGCTGGGCAAACATCAGTTGATGTATATGCCACATGCACACAGACAGGCACAGGAGCAAACGGATATAGAGTAGGAGATATCAATTCTCCAGCATCAATTATTCCCTATCTTGACAAGGTTGAAAACATAACAATTACATACGGGGGCTCAGATGAAGAGGACGATGAAAGGCTAAGGCAAAGGATTAGGGAAGCACCAGAACGATTTAGCACAGCAGGCCCAGCAGGTGCATACCGCTGGTATGCCATGACAGCACATCAGGATATAGTGGATGCATCTGTGATTAGCCCTTCTCCTGGCGTTGTAAATGTATATCCTCTTATGAAAAACGGCACTCCCACTCAAGAGATTCTTGAACTTGTTAGCAATGTCCTTAACGATGAGCGAGTTCGTCCACTGACAGATATGGTTCAGGTATTTGCACCGACAAAGGTTGACTTTCAAATACAGGCAAATCTCACACTATACAATTGGGCTGATTCTGGAACAATTCAAAAGATTTGTAGTGATAAAATACAGCAATATATAAACAACATGAAATCACGACTTGGACAAGACATCGTTAGAAGTCAGATTATTGCCCTCTTAAACAGCGTTTCAGGAGTTTATAAATGCGACCTTATTCAGCCCACTCAGGATAGAGTCCTACACCCCAATGAATGGGCAAACTGCACAAATTATGAAATTACCATGACAGGAAGCACGGAGGGATAATGGCTGACAAAAGACTAATTCCGCCCGGAATAAAAGACCTCAATACTGAAACACTGAATGAGCTTATAGATAGGCTTGGAACACTTGACCTTACTCCGCTTCTTATCTATATTATAGACGATGTTGATTCATCTGCACTTCCTCACCTCGCCCACCAATTCCACATCGAAGGCTGGGATATTGCCCAGACAGAACAGGAAAAAAGAAATCTCATAAAGCGTGCAATAGAGCTCCACCGCTACAAAGGCACACCATATGCGGTTAAAGAGGCGATTAAGTCTGTTGGCTATAAAGATGTCCAGCTTATAGAGCGACTGCCAGAGGTTAAATACGATGGGCAGTATAACTATTCCGGCAGTGAAGATTATGCTGGAGGTGTCCGCTGGGCACTTTTTAGGGCGATTATCGATATCGGTGAAAACAAACCTATTACCGCTACAGAGACTCAAAGGTTAGTCGCTCTAATTAACGAATACAAAAATGTCCGTAGCCATCTAAAAGATATATCTTTTACCGCATCGGTAGAAGATATCTTCTCTGACCTGATTGACGCCATCCAGGCAGTTTTACAGACAAGTATAGATGATACTTACAACTGGGGGCTTCGCTACGATGGCTCTATAAACCACAACCAGGCAGAAAGGCTAATTTATAATGGCACCAGGACTTATAACGGCAGCAAAACCTATACAGAATGGACAGTTACAGGCAAAAGATACGATAACGAGTGGGATATCCTCGAGGCAATCTCCTGCAAAGAGTTTGCCTCTGATGAGGTCAATATAGATGGCAGCTACAATGGCTTATTAACCTACAGCGGTGGCTATACACATGGTTCAGATTATCCTTTCTGTGTAGATGGTGCCACAACAATTAGGCTCACAAAACATATCAGGTATGATGGTAGATACAACTACGGCGGGATATATTACAACGGCTCATTCAAATACGACAGGTCAAAATCATATTTTGGCGGGATATATTACAGAGGTAACATAGTAAGCGAGGAGGCTTTTATATGAAAATTATTGATACAGTAGGAATTAAAGGCATTTTCGAATTAATGGTATATAAAAACGGCCAACCCGTTGAAGAATACAAAGATGAAAACATGATTATGAAT